TATTTCCTGCTGGAAAACGTCAATATGAAGCAGGAGTTCCAGGATGTCATAAGCGAACAATTAGGGTGCAAACCCGTGGATATTAATTCCAATCTTGTCAGCGCACAAAATAGGCGAAGACTGTACTGGACAAATATTCCCGTCAGGTCGTTGCCGGAAACCAAACGCATATACCTAAAGGACATATTGGAAGATGGCTTTACAGACCGCGATAAAGCGCATTGCGTTGATGCTAATTACTTTAAAGGCGGCAATCTAAAGTCATACTTTGAAAAGCACAGGCGGCAGTTGGTGTTTGATTTTGCTGATGAAGCAGACGCAGAAGGCACAGTTCTGGCTGGAGAAGCTGATCTAAAGGGGCATGATTACAACAGGCGTGTGTATCACCCAGATGGTAAGGCACCAACGCTTGCAGCGGCTAGTGGTGGCAATCTGGAGCCGAAGGTTCTTTACCCTGCGTCTATCGTGGGTCGTAGGCTAAATAATGGTGTGCGCGATGATTACAACAAAAATGTTCCTGTTAGCCAGTGCCTAGAGGTGCATGACACCAAGGGAAAGGCTAGATGTCTGTCTACAGTGGAAAAGGATACTTTGCTATCCCCACTACCAACAGGTCGCTATCCAGATGCGTACAGCGATGATATGCGGCTTATGTGGCGTAAACTAACGCCAATCGAGTGTGAGCGGTTGCAAACCGTTCCAGATAACTACACCAACCATGTATCGAATACACAAAGGTACAGGATGTTGGGCAACGGCTTTACAGTTGATGTAATAGCTTTTTTATTGGAGGGCATAAAATGACCAATTATGAAAGACATGGAGATGATGATTACTGGCAAAAATATTATGGTCGGTTAGAAGGGGCTAAGATTACCAAGTTCTGGATGAGCGATGATGGATACCCTACATTTGGGCTAGTTCATCCCAAGTTAGGGGCTTTTGTTATTGAAGTTAGCCGTGACCCAGAAGGCAATGATCCTGGATTTTTATTTATTAGCGATGGAAAGGAAGAGCAAGATGGGATTTAAAACAGGAAATTATGTTACTGGCGCAGGTTTCATACTTGTGCTGCTGATGTCAGCAGTCGAGCCTATGCCACATAGCTTTGAATTGTTCTGGTTGCATGTCGGACTGCTGATGATCGGAGCAGTGCTGATGGGGTCGGGAGTGTATCTTACATGGAAGGGAAAATAGGCGTGTTCTTGATACGTTCTGGTTTAGGTTTAGAAGTTTATAAACCCAAAGTTGGCACCCCAAAGTTCATAAAGTTGTTATGTATCAATGAGTTAAGAGGTTTTGGTTTGGGTTTGCAATGATAGCACAAACAAAGTAAAATAGGGGTGTTAAGTCATTGAAAAGGCTCAAGGTTTAATGTTTGGGTTTTTCTCCCTATTACATAGGGGTATAGGTATAAACAAACCTATACCCTGTAACGTGTGGTTGCTGCTAAATGCAACCCGAAGAATTGTTCTACTTAGGAGGGCGTAATGCCGAATGTCGGAGAAGATCTACCAAAGGAACAGCGGCTTGCTGGACACAAAAGATTAACACCCCAGCAGCAACAGTTTCTGGATATGTATCTGCACAAGGATATGACACAGACCGAAGCGGCTAGGCAAGCAGGGTACAAAAACCCCACAGTGCAAGCTGTGAGGCTTTTGCGTAACCCGGTCGTAGCAGAACGCCTACAGGAGATGAGACTGGAGACACAGGCTCGTTTCGGGGTAACAATCGATAAGTCTATTCGGGATCTAAAGAAGATCAGGGATCAGGCGTGGGAAATGGGTAAATTCAGCGATGCGCTGAGAGCAGAGGAGTTGCGTTTGAAGGCAGCGGGACTACTGATCAACAAGCAACACGTTGTCAAAGAAGAGATCACAGCCAACACAAAGCAGGATATTGCGAACAAATTGGCAGACTTTAAGCGTTTGGCTGAGTCCCGTATGGTGAACGTAACACCAGATGTAGGGATTATTGAGCATGACCCACAAGATATAGCGGAAGATAGCGAATAACCCAGATATTCCCATGAAACACCCCGTGCGGGGGGAGGGGGCGGCGACCATCGGGCTTTCCGGGCCTATACCAGTAGAATTGTTCGGGTTCGGGGTCATCGGGCTGCTGCTCGGGGCATCGGGATCGGGGTTTGATCGGGATCGGGCTTGACATCGGGGCTGAATCGGGGTCATCCTGTCCCCTCCTCCCTTGGAAAACTACCCCCGGTGGCCTCGTGCTGCTGGGGCTTTTTGCTCGGGACTGGCAAAATGCGTACAATTGTTCGGGATCGGGCTGCGCCCTCCCCAGGAGAAACCCTCCCGGCGCCCGGACTCCGGGTCGCAGCACCCTCCCGGTCTTCGATTCACCAGTACAATTGTTCGGGTTCCGAAGCCCCGGGCAGCCTCTCCCCCTAGATCTAGTTACAAACCTAGCGCAGCAACCTCCTGGGCTGCGGCGACCCCGGCGCTAACCAGTACAATTGTTCTGGTTGTTCGCTGCAGCCGCTGCGCTGCTGCGGCCCGGCATCTGCTGAAAAAAAATTCTTTTTTTCTTTCTTTTCCTGTTGACAGTGTGTGCAATGATTGCTATATATAATGAGTAAGTTAAACAGGAGGGCATAAAAATGGAACAGGTAGACACACAAGATCAACTATTTCAGCAAGTCAGACACATTGCAGATCAAATTGAATCTGGAGAATACGAGTCCAGTAATGAGGACGAGAAAGGCGCTTTTGATTATCTGTCTGACGCACTTGATATTGAATACACAGTTGACAGCAAAGGTGAGTATCTAGGAGCAAGAGTTCTAGTAGCTTTTGGAGGTCCAAATATTTGGATTAATACAAGATACAAAACTGTTGAAGGTTATTGGTGGTCTGATAGAGCAGAGGCTAATTATCAGAATGATGAATTAGGTTTGGATGACGCATTAGAAGAATTATGGAACATGCGTTAATATGGAGGTAGACAAATGAGTAAACTATATTTCGCCTATGGCTCTAACTTGAACAAGAGCCAGATGGCACTTCGTAGCCCCACCGCGAAAGCGTTGGGGTCTGCGTATTTTGTCGGGTGGCGGCTGGTCTTTCGGGGCGTAGCCGACATAGAACGAGGAGATGATGACAGCTTGCTTCCTGTAGGCATCTGGAGCATTGAAGAATCAGACGAGGCCGCACTTGATCGGTACGAGGGTGTGAGTTCGGGACTCTATCGCAAGGTGGAGATCAACGGGATGCTAACCTATCGGATGAACAGATACTCTTACGCTAGGCCATCTGCCGAATACTTTAACACAATCCTGAACGGGTATCGTGACTTCGGGCTTGATGAATCGGAATTGTACAACGCACGGGATGAATCGACATTTCGTGAGGAGGAGCAGAGGATATGGATATAAATTGTTCGGGTTATACTGGGCTGCAGCTGGGCGCTGCGGCCCATTTTTTTTGCCCAGGTTCGGGCAGCACCAGGCCATAATCCGTATAATTGTTCGGGTTTACCGGGTCGAGACCCGGGCAGCGCCCAGGTGAATCGGGCTTCGGGTCGGGGTTCGGGGTTCGGGCTTCGGGGTCGGGGTTAGCTGCCGCTGCTAGTCACTGGCTCTCCTTTCTTTCACGCGCACACGCACGCGCAGCCGATCAATAATAAAAAAATAAGAACAATTGTTCTTTTTGTGTTTACTTATGCAATGTTTGCGTGCTAGTTTTCAGAAGTGGCGCAAACGTGTGTCTACAAAAACAGAAAAAAGGTAATGAAAACAATGCTTTATTTTACAGATGGATCAAAAATGACTGGTGGTTGTGAATGGGAATTGGCACACAAGCCAAACTCTGAGTGTTCTGGATGGGGTGTTTACCAATGGGAACAAGCCATTCGCAATGCTGGGTTTAGCTGGATTAGGGTGGAAAGCGATGGGTCTTATAATGTGAAAGTTGAATTGGTATCACCAACTTTTCTATTGCCACTTGATGGGCAAGCATACGCTGACATCAAAGCTTTACTTGAATTTGTTGAGAGCAAGGGTGGCAAAATCCTAAAGGGCTGTGGATTACATGCCAACATAGGCACAAGGCTTGTGGCTGGCATTCCGGCAGATGAATTCTGGAATGCAAGCAAACTAGCCATGTCAAATGAAAATCGTTTTTATAGGCCTAGGGCTGTCAACTTATCAGATGCCATGCCTATTGAGTTGGTCAAGGATGTTATCAAGCGTTATGCAATTCATCATGACGATGTTGACAGCTTGCTTTCACCGTCCAGACGCTGTGAAAGTAGCGGCATTTTTTCCCATCCCGCACCGGCTGACCATTGGCCGCAAGATAACAACAATCAATCTTATTTCTGCCACAGCATTCGCCGCATTGCTGGTGTGATGGAAAGCCGTTTTGACGCTTGCACCACAGAATATGAAGTGGCTGAAACTCTAAAGGCTTGCCAAACTATATACCGTTCACAACATGCCAAATTTGCCGCTATCAATATGGGTCATTTTGGCACTGGCAGAATTGAGTTTAGACAACACCAAGGCACGTTAAACGTCAAAAAGACTGCGGCATGGTTAAAGCTTATTGAACAAATGTTCCGCTATTCACATGATGCAAGAGTTGCCCATGTTCCAGAACAACAAGTAAACAATGGAACGCCAATTGCACCCTATCGCAATGGGTCAAGGCTTGCCGTTATGTGGCAAACAATCCGGCGTGACGGTGGCGCGACAACGCAACAAATTAGCAATGCCACCGGATGGGATGCCGGAACCATTCGCGCTCGTATCTCTGAAATGCGCGCAAGGCATGGGCAAGATAATATCCGGTGCCATACTCAACAACGCTATGGCAATGCCTATGGTTCAAGCCAAGGTAATCATGACCTTAATGGATATGAAGCAATTCAAGGTGAAGTGGTGACCGTTCCCGCGCATTGGGCGTTATTGCCAGCCAATAGAATTGGAATGACTAGCATCTTTGCAGGTCTGGATGATCAGACGTTTGCATACTTAATGGAAAGACGCGCTGATCACATGCGCGACTAGCCAAACACAACAACGCGATTAGAGGCGCTTGCAGCGCCTCTTTTTTTTTGCGGTAGGTTACCAGTACCCGAACAATTGTACGCCATAGGCGCAGCCCTACGGGCGATTAACGCAGTGTTTGCATCTAAGGTACCCTATGCCTTGGCAATATGTGACAAGATCGGGAACGGGTGGGTATGGCACCCCCCTTTTCTGTCAGCCTGACAGGGCAGCATCCTGCGCCAAGTTCCCCACAAACAACACCCAAAAAATTTTAAAAAAAAATTTTATATAATATTTCCCTTGATTGCTTGCAATCTTTGCACTAAGTTATATGAAACAACCAAAGGAGGGGCAAATGCCTAAGTTTTTATTAAAGATCAGCGAGGATCCTATTGAGTTTGAGGCTCCTAGTGCTGAAGGATTTCTTGCTGCATGGAAGGACATCTTCTTCATGGCAGACCGGGAAGACAAGGACTGGATTCGCACAGCGGCTTCTGTTGCATGCGACTGGAGTGGCAAGTCTATCAGGTTCGATACTGTTGAGGCATTCGCTGCCGACATGATTGACGCTGGTATGCTTGAGGAGGTGGAGGATGTACAAGGCTAAAGACTCCTACAGCATGTGGGACAGCAAGACGTTGGTAAAAAAGCGTAAGGAGCTTAACGTAACGCAGATGCACATGGCCCGGTCTTTGGGCGTGAGTCATCGAATGTATTGTTACTACGAGAGTGGTGAGCAGGACATACCGCGTTCCATAGAATTATCTGTGCGTTACATGGAGAACACGAAGGGCAGTGACGTTTTGATGCCGACAGGCACGTTAAGTAACTTTGACAAGGATCGTATAGAGCGTTTGTGTAGTGCGTTGAATGGCGTGGAGGGTTCAGACGCTCATATAGACAAGGCTTTGAGGCAATCAAAGACCGAGTTAGAGTATCTGTTGTCAAAGTTTGAATAATAAACTATCATTGGCCTCGTGTATTTTTCATAGAGGGTTAGAGCATGACAAGTTTCATGGGGCCAATGGCACCTCCACCGCCTGCACAGCCGCAGCCACAGGCTATGGATTTTCAGACAGATCCTAATAACAGGCAGCGTTTTCGTCAGTTTTTAAACAATCGCATGCAGCCTCCCATGATGCAGCAACCGCCTATGATGCAGGCTCCTATGATGCAGCCTCCGGCGCACATGCCTCCCATATTACCTGAGATAGATATATTTGCGCCGCAAGGCT